AGAGTGTTAATTTACAACAATGACGAGGTAGTTTATACGGGTAAAATATATTGTACGAATCAAAGCGTAGATGCCTACACAATTAATAAAAATGAGTACGTGCAAAGAAGTACGGAAAATGAATTTATAGTATATGAATAATTATTTTATACAATTAGAAGAATATAAAAGTCCTAAAATTACGGAATCTAAACGTGATGAATGGGTTGAGTTTGGCGAAGATAATAATTACTTTCAGTACCTTATTGATCGTTACAATAATAGCACCACAAACAACGCTATTATTAATAATATTATTAAGCTAAACTACGGAAAAGGAATTAAGGCAAAAGATGCTAAATTAAGACCAAACGAATATGCAAGGTTTAAAATGCTTTTTTCTGATGACACAGTTAAAAAAGTAATTGCCGATGCTAAAATATTTGGTAACTATGCGTTTCAAGTTATCTACAATGCTAAAAAAGAAATTGCACAAGTTGAGCATATTCCTGTTCAATTATTAAGAGCTGAAAAATGTAACGATAAAGGCGAAATTGAAGCGTATTATTATTCTGATAATTGGCAAGAGCCTAAAAAATTTGTACCTAAACGTATTCCTGCTTTTGGTTTTGGTGGAGAAATTGAAATCTTATTTGGTGGCAATTATACCGTAGGACAAAAATACTATTCTAATGTAGATTATATCGGTGCTTTACCTTATGCAAAGTTAGAAGAAGAAATTGCAGACTACTTAATTAATGAAGTTCAAAACGGATTCGCACCTACAACAGTAGTAAACTTTAACAACGGAGTTCCTGACGAAGAAAAACAGCGTCAAATGGTTTCTAAAGTTGAGGGTAAACTTACAGGGGCAAAAGGTAAAAAAGTAATTGTAGGATTTAATTCAGATGAAACAAGAAAAACTACTGTAGACACTATTCCGTTAAACGATGCACCTGCACACTACGAATATTTAAGTGAGGAATGTATGCGTAAGATTATGTTAGGACACGCTGTAACATCGCCTTTATTATTTGGAATAGCAACTACAACTGGTTTTAGTTCTAACGCTGATGAGCTTAAAAATAGCTATATTTTGTATGATAATATGGTTATTAAGCCATTACAAGAAAATATCTTATCTTCGGTTGAAAAAATAATGATTGAAGCGGGTATAATGTTAAATTTATACTTTGATACATTACAACCTTTTAATGTTGAGGGCGAAATGGTAGCTGATAGCACAGACGTTCAAATGAGTTCGCATTTAGAGAGTATTGATTTAGATGCTTTTGGCGAAGATATAGACGAGAATGAATGGGAGTTAATAGATAGCAGAAAGGTAGATTACGACCAAGAAGATGCCTTTGATGCTCAAATAAACGCTATAAATAACCCTAAACAATCGTTATTATCAAAGGTTTTTAACTTTGTAAGTACAGGAACAGCTTACACTACACGAAATTCTGAACAAGATAACGAGGTTTTTAGAACACGTTATAGATATAGTGGCGAACCAAACGAAAATAGTAGAGAATTTTGTACTAAAATGCTAAAAGCAAACAAGCTATACCGCAAAGAAGATATAATTTCTATGGGTCAAAATGGTGCTAATGCAGGTTGGGGTGCTAATGGAGCAGATAATTACGACATATTTCTATATAAAGGCGGTGGTGGATGCCATCATTTTTGGACACGTGAAACGTATAGACGTAAAGGAACGGATATAAACAGCCCTTTGGCACAACAAGTAAGCCCTGCAACACAAAGAAAAGAGGGATATATTGCACCAAAAAACGATAACAAAGTATATCAAAAACCAGTTGATATGCCTAACAAAGGATTTTTACCTAAATAACTATGGCACAGGCGTTATTTGTAAGCACAGAAGATATTAAAAAATTTACTGCACTTAATGGTTCGGTGGATGTAGATAAATTTATTCAATTTGTAAAGATTGCACAGGATATTCACATTCAAAATTATTTAGGTACGGACTTATTTAATAGAATTAGCGAGGATATTATAGAAGATACACTAACTAATAACTACGCTAATTTAGTAACTAAATACATTAAGCCTATGGTAATACATTGGGCAATGGTAGAATACTTACCTTTTGCTTCTTATATGATAGCAAATAAAGGAGTGTATAAACACGGAGCGGAAAACAGCCAAAACGTAGAGAAAAATGAAGTTGATTTTTTGATAGAAAAACAAAGGGATATTGCACAACATTATACAAGAAGATTTCAGGACTATATGACTTATAACCAAAGCACATTCCCTGAATTTAATAGTAATAGTAATGGGGATATGTACCCCGATGATGAATCAAATTTTGGCGGATGGTTTATGTAAAAAAACAATACAAACCGAAAGAGGTTAACGTAAAGAAATTAGAAATATTTTTAAGTAAATTAGAGAACAATGAGCAATTGGAACGCAGCACAAGTAACGCTAAACAACGAGGGCGTTGTAGTAGATAGTAACAATCCGTTACCAGTAACACTTTCAGGTGGTGGTGCTTCAGGTGGTGCTACTTCGGACAATCAGGTAACAATGATTGCTCAATTAGATGACTTAATACTTACTGCAGAAAATCAAGCAGGAGATATTACGCAAATAAAATCTACTGCAAATTCAATTTTAGATGAGTTACAAAGTGATATTTCAGACAAACGTTTAACTGTAAGATTAGATCAAGTAAGCGATAACTTATTTTACGTAGGTAAAGCGTTGATAGGTAGTATTGATTCTAGTTCTGTTTGGCAAATAGTAAGATATACTCAAACGGGTACTGTCTTAAAAAGTGAATACGCAAATGGTAACGAAGCCTTTGACCAAGTTTGGAACGACAGAACAACTTTAACATACATCTAATGAAAGGCGGTTATGGTGGCGGAACGATTATCCGCAAGATATTCAGAAAAATATATATATTATTAATCTTTTTAATTGACAGAAAATAATGGCGGTTACTTACGCATCAAATATGTTCACTGTTACACCGAATACTTCAACAGCAGGAACGGGAACAATTACAGCAACAGCAACAACTGTTACAATAAACAATGTTGTATATACAGCAACGCAAGTTACAGGTTCGGGTACAGCGTTTACTACTCAATTAGTTAGAGGTTCTTTATTATCTTTAACAGGCTTTTCAGATATGATTGTTTACTCTATAACAAGTAATACAAGTTTGATAGCTTTAAAACAAGATTACAACACAAACGCACAAGTAATAGGAACGGCAACGGCTTTTACATTTAGAGCACCAACTTTATGGACAGATTTAGTTGCTTCGGTAACTTCTACAAATTTACCAGCAGTTGCAAGTACTGATGGTCGTTTAAATATCAATTTCACTACTTCATCTGTAACTATTCAAGCGAACGCTGTTTTAATTAGTGCTGATAATTTTAATATAAGTTTTGGAAATGCTTCAGGTTATAGAATGAATATTGCTTCAGCAGGTAGTTTGATTATGCGAAATGGTGGTCGAATTACTTATAACGGAAACGTTGGTTTTGCGTTTTTTGCTGGTACTATAGATTGTTGGAGTGGTCGTTTTATTTATCAGGCAAATCAAACGGTAAATTCAGGTCGCCAAGATTTCTTTGACCCTACAACAATGAATTCGCATTTTATTAGTGCAATGGATGTTGTTTTTTCAGGTGGTACTTCGGGTTGTAGTACGTTTATACATTTAGAGCGTTTAGGTGGTAAAGTTTCAGAGTTAAAAATGTTTAATCAAATGTCTTTAGCTTCAACTTTAGTGCTTATTCAATTTGATGCAGGAACATATCCAAACGTTACATTTCCAACAGCTGTTAGCTCTTTAGGGGTTACATCGAATTTAGGAGTTTATTTAGCTCGTTCAGGCGGTACTTCAACACTTGTAAAACCATCTTTTCCAGGTAGTAGTTTTTCTATTGCAAATCCAGGGATAACAGGTAACGCATATATTATAGATGAAATTTGGCCTGAAAATGGTGGTGCGGTTGGAACATTAAACTATTCTTCAGGTTCTACTACTATTTACAGACAATTTACTTGGTATCCTGGTACTTATTTTACAGAGGGTGGTTGGAATGTTTATTTGCGTGATAGTCAAAGTACTCCAGCAGTTGTACAAAGTGGTGTTGTTACATCAAATGCAGGTATTTTAATGACTTGGAGAAAAACAACAGGAACTGTAACAAACTATTATCCATTTAAATTAACAGCGCGTAAAGCTGGATATATCGGAAAATATGAAACTTTTACACCAATAGCACCACGAACAGAAAATTTCTTACCAGAAGTTGATGCAACTTATACAAGTAATCAATCAGGTTTGAGTGGAATAAGTGCAAATAATTTGACAAACACAATTACATCGAGTTCAAATATGACACTCGATCAGCGTTATGATTGGTTTCAATATTGGATGGCTTTAACACCTCAAATGGTTGCTTATGGTAGTGTTGCGCGTGTTGATAGTGTTAATGGTACAGAATGGACTTTACCGACAGGTTGGACTGATTCAGTAACCGCAGGAACTTTATCGGCTGGTGCGAAATTAAATTATGAATATGCACCAACTTTCACAGTAAGTGGAACGGGTGCTATTACTGCTATTTATGCTAATACTACAGGAACATCAACCGTATTAGAATTAAACACACCAAGCAATGGATATTCACTTTGTATTTTCAAAGCAGATGGAACAACGAAATACTTTGCATCAAATGTAAATACAGGTAGTTATTACGTTTACTTTGCACCAAGTGAAGCAGGAACTTATTATTTAGGTGCTGAAAACTACGGACAAAAACGTACAGCAGATACTTTGGTATTGAGTGGTGGTAATGTTTGGTATAATATTACAGACCAAGAAGATGTAGGTATTACAGATAGCAAAGCTACTGCAAGTGCTTACACAACATTAAGCACTACTTCGCAAATATACGATGCTACGGCTTACTTTAGATTAAGCGAAACAGGTATTAAGTTAGGACAACTTTGTACACGTGATGGTTTATATTTAGATTTCGGAACGTATAATGTAAAAATTAAAGACGATGCAAGTGCTATTGTAGGCGTGGCAAGTGGAACAATTACTTACAAATCTATTGTAGTAAATGAAACTACAAAGTACAACGCAATGAAAGCGACACCGCCTAAAACGATTACTCCAACTGATACGGAAATTATTAACGTATTAATTGAAGATGCAAATGGAGATAGTAAATTGGCTATTTTAGGAGGTGATAATTTAGGATATGAATTATGGAAAGTAACTACTGCAACTGCAACTGATGATTACGCTACAGGAACATTACTAACCACACTTGCAACAAATGACGAAGTTTATCGTTTTATAGGTATAAGTGGCTACGACATTGTAGGTAGAGATACAAGTTCAGGAGTACGTAGAAGAAGTTCAATGTTAAAAGGTAGTTATGAGCAAGCGTTTTATGTAGGTAATCAAATTCAATTAGCTACTGATGCACCGCAATTAATAGAGAATAATAATAAGTTAGATGAGTTAATTTTGAAAATAGACACTCAAAAAGACCCATTAACTTTGCCACAATTTATAGCATTGAAATAATGAAGAAGTTTTTAATAAAGTGGCTGTTTGGTAAGACTGAACAGCTACTAAAAACAAAGGAAATTGATTTAGAACTTTTAAAAGAACGATTAAACGAGTTTGATTTTGAGTTAAAAGTAAAGTCTGAAAATTTAGACATTAAACAAGTCTTTATTCGTGAGCAATTAGATACTATAGAAAATCAATTTAAGTGGCTTAAAACGAAAGAAAAAGAGCTTATTCAAGAGGAAACGCTTTTAAACAAGAATAAGGAATTGTTTGATTTAGAAAAAAAGCAAAACGAAACCTATTTCAATGAGCAAAAAGACTATTTAGACAAACGTGTAAAAAGTTTAAAAAAGATTAAAAATAATTTAGTAACTTTCGAGAAAAATTTAGAGAGTTACAAAAACGAAATTGAAGCCACAAAAGAAAGCTACAACGAAATAAAAGAGCGTAATGAAAGCGTTAAGGATTTACAAGTAGTAAAGTTGAGAGGAAAAGAAGTTTTAATTGACAAATACGGAAATTTTAAAGGATTTAATTAATGAGTTACAACGATGCTACAATAGTCTTAACACCGAACGCTTTTAAAGCAGGTAAACTATATGCGGTTAAAGGTATGGATGCAACGTGTGTCCGTGCTACAACTGCAGATAGAATTAACTCAACAGGTGCTACTCAAACAATGGGAGCAAACGTGCCTTTGATTGATTATAGCGATGGAGGATGTCCTGTTATTGATGTTAGAAGTGCTGATACAATTACAGAGGTAATACCAACAGGAGTTACAAGAGTAGTTTTAAACAAAGAAGATGGAACTACTACTTATGTATCAGTAACAGCAGGAGCAACTTATACTATTCCTGTAGGGCGTTATGATAGTATTTTATTTGATAATGGAATAGTTCCTGTTATAACTTATAACTTTGATGTTGATTCAAGTGATTGGGCAGGAGTAGGAATTACAGACCAAGCATCTTTTGAAAACTTTTTAGGAGTTACAACTGACCAATTTTTACTTTCTGGAAATAACATAAAAGCTAATATAGTAACTACATTAGGAAGTGCTTTGAATTTAAGTTCATTGTCAATTACAAATGTAAATTACATAACAGTTGCTGGAATAACAGAGTTAAGTTTAGAATATAATTCTTTAACACAATTTAACCCATCACAACCATTAACTACAAGTTTAGTAACTTTAAGATTAAATAATAACTTAATGACAACAGCAGGTTATACAGCTTCTGAAACTTGGGCAAACGGAATGCATACTGCTCCGAGTGGTAATATTATAAAATTAAATGACAACACAGACTCCGCATTGGGCACAAATTTAGAAACAATTCTAATCAATAAAGGTTGGACAGTAGCAACATAAACTTTAAATAAATAACAAATGAAAAAATTATTAATTAAGTACGCACCAATTTTAATCGCATTAACGGCATTGGCTGATACGCAAATGGAACTTTTAGCACAAATAGGTTTAAGTGATACCGCTATAGCATGGATAAAACTTTTAGGGTTATTATTAGCTTTGTTTTTACCGAGTGTAAAAGAGTCGTTTAAGTCGATGGCTAAAGAAGCTGATAATTTAGATCCAACAAGAACAGATTTTCCAAAAGGCACAAAATTATAATGAATAATAAAATAATAGGTTTAATAATAGTATTCTTATATTTTTCAAATTATCATTTTTGCGAAATATTATACCCTAATGGTGGTATGGAATGGTTAAAAGTTCGGTATTCTATTTATTCACTTATTATTTTATTAGCAATCGAATACAAAAAACAAAACATATTTTTAGAGAAGTTATTTTGTGCAATAATATTTAACGATATTTATGTACTTTTATTTAATAACGAAACAAGCTACTCTTTAAACGATATTTATTTTATAGCGTGGTTTACAGCAATACAATACATTAAACACTTTTATAACCTCTACAAACAATGGTCAAATTACTAATGGAAAACTGGCAAATACTCGCTGGAATAGGTGGCTCAATAATAGCTTTCTTTGGCGGTCAAAAAATGAAATCAATAGAAGAAAAAAAAGCCAATAGCGATGCGGTGCTTTCTATGCAAACTGTTTACGATAATTTTGTAAAAGATATTGAAAGTCGTTATGCTGATATGCGTGACCAAATGCAAGAAGTAAGAACAGAAGTTATTCAATTAAGAAAAGAAAATAGTGAATTGCGTAAAGAGTTACGAAACTGGGAGCGCAAATACTATGATTTAAAAAGCGAATTTGATAAAATTAAAAACTAATGGCAAAATTAACTAAAAATTTCAGTTTAGAGGAGTTTAAATGCAAAGATGGTTCTGATATACCAAACAATGTATTATCTAACATTACAGAGCTTGCAAAGAACTTACAAGTATTACGAGATGCTTTAAACAAATCTATTTCAATTACAAGCGGTTATAGAAGTCCTAAATACAACGCTAAAATTGGGGGCGTTAAAAACAGCCAACACGTGAAAGGAACTGCAAGCGATATTCAGATAAAAGGAATGACACCAAAAGAAGTTGCACTTGTAATCGAGGGTTTAATTGCAAGTGGCAAAATGAAACAGGGTGGTATAGGTATATATCCGAGTTGGGTGCATTATGATATTCGTGGAGTTAAGGCACGTTGGTAAAAAAAAATAAATAAAATTTGCATATATAAAATATTATTTATAATATTGCAGTATGAAAACAACAAAAAACAATATTCAGCATCTTCCGCAACCTATTTTTATGGGTGGTATTGGTGTATAATATAGTTTAAAATATATTAAAATCAAAACCACTTATTAATTTAAGTGGTTTTTTTATTTCGAGTAGTGACAAAATTGGTTACGTGCCCGCCTTGGAAGCGGGAGACTGCAGGTTCGAGTCCTGCCTATTCGACAAAAATTAAATATTGGTTTATAGTGTAGCGGTAACACACAAGAATTTGACTCTTGTATCTAAGGTTCGAATCCTTATAAACCAACTAATATGGTGTTATTGTGCTTAATGGTTAAGGAAATTAGTCTGTGAAACTAATTATATCGGTTCGAATCAGATATAACACCCAATTACCGAAATGGCTTAATAACGAATGGTATAGTAAGTAGTTTTAGAAACTATTAGCTTTGTGGGTTCAAGTCCCACTTTCGGTACAAATTTTGATATAGTTTAATTGGATAAAACATTTAGCTACGAACTAAAAGATAGGAGTTCGAATCTTCTTATTAAAACAAAAAACCGCTATCAATTAAGACAGCGGTTTTTTTTGATTTTTAAATTTTAACCTGCCATGGACAAAATTTAATTTTAATTAGATTTTTTTCATAATGTTTTTTTTTAAGTTATTACAAATAATAAGAATACAAATATACAATTAATTTTTATACTAATATCCT